ACCGGTGACCATCCCTTCTTTGGCAAGGCGCCGCGCCTCATCGGCCGAGACGCCCAGACGCTGAGCCAGAGCCTCGTAGATTGGCAAGCCTTGGGCGGCAACCTGGTTGATGTCCTCGAAACCAGCGAAAGCACCGGCACGGAACTTGGCCGCCGCCTGAGCGAGCATGGGGAGCGATCCGGCGCCTAGCACCGTTGCCGCGGCGGCCAGGTCGGCAATCTGTTGCTTGGCACCATCGAAGCTGAATTGACCCTGAAGCAAGGTTTCCAGCCCTTGCGCCATGTCTTGCATCGCTACCCCGGTTTCCCGGGAGATCGAGCGCAAATCGTCAAAGGCTTTGCCCGCGTTGGTGGCCCCACCCGCCGCCAGGGAAAACTTGGAAGTCAGATCCTCTTGTTCCATCAACTGGCGAAAAGGTTCCCCGAAAAGCCGGGTCAACTTGCCGGTGAATTCCGCCGCCTGGTTGGCCAAGGCCACGCCAAAGGCCGGCGTGGAAATCCCTGACCAAAGGTTATTCATCCCCGATTTCAGAATGTTCCTGGCGGCATTCAGTCCCTTGGTGATCCCGGAAGGATCCAAGCCCAGGCCGATGACGGGAAATGATGCTGTCTTGCTTGCCATGGTGGGATCTACCCCGGCTTGGCGTGCGCCTTGGCCCAGATGAGGAATTGACTCAGGGACGCGGAGAACTTCTTTTGTCGCTCTTCTTCAGTGAGCGGCTCCGATCGATTCTCGCCCCAGCGAGGGAGAAAACTGGCGGGTGGGATCGGTTGCTTGCAATAGGGAGCGGCCATAGTCGACTGAGCCATAGCAAACAGGGCATCAAGTCGAGCGCCACCCCACGGCTCGACGCCCTGGAGGCGCATCCAGTCCAGCCACTCATCAGCGGGACAATCCCGAACAACTTCCCAAACAAACTTTTTCAGGTGACCGGCCAGAGCGTGGAGCATCCGCACCTCGGGCCGCATCACCCGTTTTTTGCGTCAGGCCCCATGCCGTTATGCCTGAACGCCAAAGTCAACAAGGCCCCCACATCGGACCCCAAGCCGTCTGTCTCCGCCTCGCGCCCATCGGGAACGATGCGATTCCCGTTGGCATCGGAAAGCGACAGGGCCAAAATGCGCCGGGTCACCTCCAGGGAAAAGCGTCCATTTCCCCCACCGTCTTTTTGAGTCAACTCCTGAAGCTCAAAAAGCTCAGGCAGTGACCACTTGCGAATGTGCAAATCGGGCAGGTCGGGGATGTTGGCGGAAATCGGCTTGCGCGGGAACATGGGACCCTTTAGCTATGAGCGATGGAAAGAACCTTCATGACGATGCTGTAACTGGCGGGGGTCGTCTGCCCGTCTTGGATGGCCGGGGTGGTGACATCGAGCACATAGACATCACAGGTGAAAACCCCACTGCTCGATCCACTGCCCACGCTGGCGGGCAAGGTGACCACCAACGACCTTTGCGTGCGACCAGTCTTGAAGCCCAGCATGGTCGCAAACTCAGCTTCAAAATAGTTGGCCTCCAGGGTGGCATCGCCCAGGCCCTGCTTGCCTGGGACGCCAACGGTGCTGTTCGAAGAAAAGTCGGGAATTTCGATGAACGCATTGGGCAAAGAAATGGGCGTCAAAGAAATCGGCTTGGAAATGCTGGTGCCGCCCAGCGAGACGGTGGCGCCTTGGATGAGTGTGATTTCGGAAATGGTCACTGGCATGGCTGGTCGCTCCTGTGTCGAAGGGAGCTACCCAGCGGGAATCATGATCGGTGACAAGCTGGTGCAAACACCACATCATCCTTGATCGTTTTTTTGGCCTGATAACCTAAGCCACCCAAAAACTCAGCGATTTTTTCCTCGCTGGTGCCGTAGCGGTGGCAATGATCCTTGATCTCCAGGGCGATTACAGGCCGGCAACGGGCAATCGTTTTCATGGCGCCTTTGATCGCTTCCAGCTCGTAGCCCTCGATGTCGAGCATGAGCAAATCGAGGAAAGGCAAGCGCCAAGAGTCAAGCGGGATTTGCTGGACGGGGACCCCCTGAGGCTCCACTCTCCAGGTGCCCGCGTTGATCGCTTCCGGGTTGGCCAGATGGATCGTCTTGGGCTCCGCACCCAGGGATAACGGGAAGGCAAAGACCGAGGGGCGATTAGCCAGGTTTTTTTGCAGGCATTCGAAGTTGGCAGGGGCTGGCTCAAAGGTGATGACCTGGCGAAACCAGCCAGCCAGGTGGACCGGATAAACGCCCACATTGCCACCCGCCTGGACTGCCAGGCGTCTTTCGGGGCAGTGGCACACCACCTCATTGAGCCGCATGGCATCTTCCCGGATCGCGGGCAGGCAAAGCTGGTCCTCATCCGGGACCCACCAGGTATCAACCAGTTTCATCAACACACCCACGCAGCCAGGCCCACGGTCAACACCCGCAACGGTTCATCGTTGCCATCAGAGATGTCATCATCGGTGAGCGCCGCCTCGGTGATGCGCAAGCTGTTGAGTTGCACCCCAGCGCTACTCACCTTGACCTGGTTGGCCTCGATGATCGTTTGGATGGCGGATAGTGCGGTTTTGGCCTGAGCGACGGTGTCACAGACAACCTTGAGCTCGATCGAGCAATCCTGAAGCGCTGAGGTCCAGCCCCCCACCCAGGTAAAGGGAGTCGCCCGCGGCCCCGTCCACACTGCCACCGGCCGGCTGCCCGCGTTGCTCTGGGCCACCAGTTCCGCATGGACGCCACCCGGGACAGCGAGATTGAACGCCGCATCCGCAACAAGGAGCGCCCGGATCGCCTCGGCAAATTGAATGAGCATCACTTCACCCGGAAAATGGAAAGCCGATCCTGGTATTCCTTTTGCATGACCTCGCGGGCTTTGGCAATGGCCGCATCGGCGCTTGCCTGCTTGGCGCGGCGCATGAAGAATGCACCCGGAACTTTGGTTTTGGTGGCTTTGCGATAACCACGCAGATAGGCTGCCGTCGAAAAAACCGTAGGTGTGCGGTGGTTGGAGGTGATCAGCTTTTTATCAAGGCCCTGCTTGAGCGCATTGGCCATGCTGACCGATCGCGTCCCACGGCCGCCCACTTTGCGCAGCCGCTTGAGGATCTCGTAATGGGTCTCGCGGCCCACGATCCCGGGAATCCGCGAGACCGCGGTAAAGCCCCGTTCCACCAGGTGGATCGTTTTTGAGGGGATCGCATCGATTTCCTGGCGGCCCCGCTTGACCTTTTGCATCACCGACCGGTCAGCGCCAACAACGATGTAACTGCTGTTGTTTCGGCGTCCGGTGCGGTACCAGATTTTGAGGGACTTTTTGGTCAAGCCGGTCTTTCCGTAAATCCCCTTGTCGTCTTTCTTGATGCGGCCCCGCTTGGGCACCAGGGCCTTGGCGGTTTTGAGGATGATGCGTCCGCCTGCCATGAGCGCCTTGCGGTAGATCTTTTTTGATTCTTTGGGGTTGAACACCATGGCGATCCGGTCAAGTGCCTTGGGCAGATCGGGGACGCCGACTACCACCGACTTGCCCGCACCCGTGTAAAAGACCTTGTTGCCATTTCGGCTGAGGCTGCGCCCCCACTCTTGCCACTGAGCCATGGCCGCGGCGCCGTAGACATTCGCTGCCCACGAGGGTTGGAAGCCGGAGAACGCCGCTGTGAGTCTGGCCATGGGTCAATCGTTCCGTTCGAAGCCAGCGATCTGGAGAACCTTCCCGAGGTTGTCAACATCACGCACGCCCGAAAAGTACACGGTGTGAGTCGTGCCGTGGATCGAGATCAAGGCCCGGTGAGCTTCGGTGACGGTCGACCGGTATCTCATCTCGATTGCCCAAGTGGTGCCAACGATGGGCTGCTCCCCGGTCTGGATTTCGCTGGCATTGATCGGAACCGCAAAGCCCCAAACCGTCGCGTAGGTGGACCAGGTTTTGACCTTTTGCCCATCGGCGCTGGTGGTTTCCGTTGCGCTTTGAAGCTGGATCCGTTGCCGCATTCGCCCGATGTTCATTGACCCCACCTGTACAACTTGCAGGCCGCCTGAAACGACATTGCCACCTCAGGCCCCACCTCGCGGGACTGGATCGCACGGTTTTCGTACCAGTGGCTGATCAACTGCAAAAGCGCCGTTTTGACCACAGCAGGAAGGCTGGTGGTCTCGCAGGTGTAAGTGATCGTGATGGCGGCCTTGTAACCATCAGGCGTCGGCAGGGTCGTTGTGTCCTTGATCTGGACCAGTGGGCTGGTTTCGGTCTGACCGCTGATGACGATGTAACCCGAGGAGTCAACCGTTTCCGTGCCGGTTAAAGTCCGGCAAGTGATCGAAGTAACCCCGGTAACCGGCCCACGATCCAGGTAAATGATGTTGTCAGCCGGCCACTGATCCAGCTTGAGCGTCACCGTCCGCGCTGATAAGACCCGCTTGGCGCTTTGCTCGAACGCATTGACCGCCGCCAGAATCAAATCATCAATCAGGGTGTCATCGGTCGTAATGTCCGAATCGACCTTGAGAAAGGTCTTGGCTTCCGCTCTGGTTGGAATCGCCATGGTCTACCTCGATTCCTTGCGCCCGGCTTTGCCCGCGGTGGCCCGCTCCAAAGGCTTGGGCGCCTCAAACGACTCGACAAGATCGGCCCGCTCCACCAGGCCCGCGGCGATCATGCGGACCGCCTCGGCATCGGGCCACTCAAGGACGGCGCCCGCGTCCAAATCGATCCTGGGATAGTTGCTCTTTTGCTTGATGCGCATGGAAGCCCCAAAGAAAAAGGGGGTCTGGGAAAGCTCCCAGGCCCCCCGCGAGGGAAGTACACCGGTCAGGCGAATTAGGCTTGGACCAGGAGCTGGAAAGCGGTTGGCTGCATGACCACCGATCCCCAGAATTGACGCACTTTGATGAGGATCTGATCTTCGCGAACAAAGCGCGATTCATCGCGGATCAACTCCATCGGCCCGGCAAGACGGATGGTGAACTCCTTGGGGTTGCAGTAGAGGATGGTCTTTTTCCCGGTCGTGACCGCATTGTCCATGTAGTTGTTGAAAACCACCGGGACACCATCGATCATGGGTGTCTGGCCGGCCGCCAGGGTGTTGAAATCGCCAGCCAAATAACGGCCTTGCGAGTCTTTCAACTTGCGCACCGCATTCCAGATTTTGCTGTGCATGAAGAGCACCGCGCCTTCGCGGTAATCAGGATCAAGCTCGGCCATCAGGTCAAGTATCTCATCTCCCGCAATGGCGGTAGCGGAAGCGGTCGTTTTGCCAGTGGTCGCGCCTACCACCATCCCCTGGGGCGCCGTGCTTCCCGCGCCGACCGTGGCATCGGAGGACAGCTTGCGGCCAATGCGCTTGGCCAACAAATCGACCATACGAGACTCAAGGTCGGTGATGGCGGTTGAACGAAGCAGCTCGATCGGCACCAGGATTTCCGTGGTCCGCTTGTAGACATTGAGATCGGCTTGGCCAAAGACCAAGGCGTCTTCGCTGGAAGCCGTGTTAATGGTGCCAGCGTTGGCAAGAGTTGCAACATCGTCCACAGTCGGCGACTTCAGCGGCGCCAAGTCGGTGGTGTTGAGGACATCGCAATACTGGAGGACCTTGCAGTAATAGGCCAGCCGCTCCGAAAGCCTGTTGGCGACACTAGTCTGCACAGTGTGACCGCCGCCCGTGGTGGTGACTGTCTGGGGGGCCCGGCTTTCGATCTCGCCTTTGCTCGGGAGGATCAGCTTGTTCCCACGGACGCCGGAGGCGTGCATGGCCGAGAGCTCGTTGTCGTCCGCCTCGCCGCCCTTGAGCCAGCCACGAAGGGCAAGGCCCTTTTGGTAATTGGCCTGGCGGTCGTTGAGATCGCGGACAAAACCAACCTGGTGGGGAGTTTGCCGCGACTCAAACGCCTTGCGTGCCTCCTGGGCCCGGGTGGCCCACCCCTCACTGGGGCCGGCTTTGGCGTTTTGCTCGGGAGCCTTTTCCGGGTCCTGCGGGGGCTGCTGCATCTCGCGCAGGCGCATGTCCATGTCGTCAACTTTGGCCTTCAGTTCATCGAAAGCCTTTTGTTCCTCGGGGGTCCACTCCCGGGTTTCGCTCGTTTTGATAAGCGCTTCCATCTCGCCCATCAGCTTGGTGCGCTGTTCCAGCAGTTGCTTCGGATCCATGATTTACCTCATAGAGAAAAGGAGCCGTTTGAACGCGAACCAGTTCTTGGCCCGCTTTTGCTCTGATTGGAGGTACCCCGAACAAAAATGCCGCAGGTTTGCCGAAGTGCCTTCCGAGTAAGCCGGATCATCAACAAACGAAATCTCGCGAAGATCAACATCAACAAGCGTTCTTTCCCAGGGCGTTTTGGACCGATCCCATTGGTCTCCACCATCGCGCACATAGAAACCAAACGAACATTGGCTGATGTCCTTGCGTTTGACCATCTCACGAAGGCGATAGCCGATGTCGTGGTTGGGGATGTCGAGTTCAAACGCCAAACCCTGGTCAGTCGAACTCAACCGCAAGGTCTGGGAGCCAGTGCGGCCCAGCAACTGGTTGGGGTCATGTTGTAGCAAGGCCTTGATGTTGTTTTCTTTGAGAGAGCGATCAAACGCGCCGCGTTCGATCTTTTCCCGGAAACGGCCGAAAAGCACCTGGGACCAGGTGCCATAAGGCGCGGCAATGCCAACCAGTTTGTTTTCGTCGGTGGCTTCCGAACGAAGCTCAAACGACAGAAAGCGCCGTTCCAAAGAAATGGCCATGAGGTCCCCCTTGTTTCGGGGAACTACCCTGCCTGAGTGATCACAATCATTTTTGCAAAAATGGAATCGATCTGGCTTTGTGGCATGAGCGGGAACGCAGCCGCGACAAGCGCCTTGGCGGTCTCGATGGTGATGAGCCCTTGCGATGCCTGAGTGACAATCTCAAGCAGCGATGTGACCTGAGCGCCATTGAGCGCGGTGGCTTGCACATCTTCAACCGGCAACGCCCCCCCGTCAGCGACTGGAGCCACGGCGCCTTGGTCGGTCGGCTGCACCGGTGCGGCAACCGGCGCCAGGTTGACCTCTTGCAAGTGAGTCTGGCCGGCTCCATCCGGGAGCGGGGGCAAGCGCAAGCGCCGCCTGATGTCGTCGATGTTGTACACACCCAGGCGACGAAGCGCCCCGAACGAAGCATCCCGGGTCTGGGTATTGACGGTCAACAGTCTTTCGGTGTCGTGCTTGCAGGTGAATGGCTTGGCAAGGAGTTTGTAGGTGATCTCTTGCTCATCCGCGATCATCAAAGGCATCAGCGAGTTTGTGACATAATCGATGTTGTCTTCTTCCGCATTGGAAAAGGCGTTGGCGTTTTTCACCCTCAGCTTGGAAAGCGGGATGCCAAGCACCCGGGCAAAGTCCTCAACGGAAAGCTGACGACTTTCCAAAAGCTGCATGTCGTCAGAATTCATGCCGTTGTCGCGCCACTCGCCCCCCTCTTCGAGGATGGCAAGCCGCCCAGCGTTGCCCGACCCGCTGTGTCTCTTTTCCCATTGCTGCAGCATTCGCTGCCATGCTTCCTCACCCAGGGCGCCAGGAAATTTGAGGTAGCCACCAGGCCGGGAGCCGTTCTTGAAAGTCCGCCCCACATACTCATCCATGGCCCGGGACAGTCCAAGGGTCTCCCGGCAATAACCCAGCAAGGAAAGCCCGGTGAAGCCATTGACACTGAATCCGCGCAGGTGCAGGACCTTTTCGGGGGGCAGGTCAGCTAGGGACCCAAAACCACTCACCCGGTATTTCAGATTTCCCGCATCGTCAAAGTGCGGCGTGACCAGGTAATCGGGCGAGCAAAGCGGCCAAAGCTGAATCGTGCCATCGGATTGGAACACAATTTCCGCGTAAGCGTTGCCATGGATCAACCGCTTGGCGTTGAGCGCTTGGCGCACGGTGAAAGCAGGCGCCCACGGATTGGCCATGCCGTTGAGGCAATCCCGCACCGGGTTTTCAATCTCGCGAGAACCGCGCTCAGATGGACCGTTGAAAACATCGATTTCCGCCATGGCCATCGACGAAGAAATCAACCGCACCCCAGCCAGGAAGGCAGGAAGCGAAAGAGCGTTTTCCTCGCTGACAACGGTACCGGCAAACGATTCCCCACCAAACAGAAAGCCACCGACCGAATCCCCGGGCCGTTGCTTGGTGACGCGGGAGCGGGTAAAGAAATCGAAGATCGATCGAAAGGAAATCATCCCAGCTCTCGGATGGGTCGGGTATCGTAAACGGAAGTACCCCGCTTTGCCTTAGAAAGCGCCCGGGCCATGATGCTGGCCACCGCGGGGTCAATCGCTTCGCTGCTGTGTTTTTTACTCGGCCTTATGTTGCCCTCGTTGTCCCTAAGAAGGTGCACATTGTCGAAAGACCAGGCAAGCATCGGGTTGCCTTCGTGAACGATACGGCCCGATAAAACATCCAGTTCAAAATCTTTGGTGGGTTGGTTCATATCAAGGAACCGCTGCCGAAACTCAATCACCTTGAGCCCAGCTTTTTCAAGGCGCTGGATCATCTCGCCCGCGTTGTACGGGTCAGCTCCAATGCCCTGAATGAGATAGCTTTCCTTGAGCTTGATGATGAAATCAAAAACGGTGTCATAGTCCACCTCGTAGCCAGGGCAGCAAAACAGGTGGCCATCCTTCACCCACCGATCAAAAGAAAACTTGTTGGCCTTATGCCTGGTCTGGCGCGCCCCATCGTTGGTCCAGGCAAACGCTTTGAGCCCAATCTTTTCGCCCATGGGCTGAGCCAGGGCCAAACCCACCAGGTCGATCCGCCTGGACATATCCAGCCCCAGCCAAACCTTGGGACGCCCTTCGTGGGGGATCAGCCCTTGGCAGGCTCGCCACTTGTCGGCCGGCAACCACTTGACCCCGCCGCCGATCCACTGATTGAGATGAAACTGGCGGAAGCTGGCGAGGCTTGCGGCGCTGTCCTTGGCCTCAAGCGCCATGCGCTGAAAGTACTCCAGCCGGATCGTTTTCCCAAGGCCCGGGTTGGCTTTGGCCCAAGTGGCTTCCAAAATGGGATCGTCTTTTTCATCCGCCTCGAAAATGATGGGAAGGAATGATGGGTTTTCGACGATGCCAGTCTGGACCTTTTTCGCGTAATCGTAGCGCTCGTAAACCAAGCTTTCCTTACTGGTGCCAGCCGTGGAAATCGCCATGAACAAGGGCTGAGATCGAGCGCCTACACCGGTGCGAAGCGCGTTGAAAAGCTTGGGGTTGCGCTGAGAAAGCAACTCATCAAACAGGACCGCCGACAGGTTGCCACCAAGGTTTCCCTCAGCATCGCCGGCAACCACTTTCCAGACGCCACCCTTTTTGTGCACGATGGTTTTTTTGGAGTCGATCACCCGGCACTTGGCATCCAGTGCGGGAGACTTGCGGATCATTTGCGCGGCGATGTCGAACGACACCGAGGCTTGCTCACGATCGGCGGCAGCGCTCACGATCTCAGGCGATGGCTCAGGATCGCAAAACAGCAAGTAAAGACAAATAGCAACGATCAAGGTTGTCTTGCCATTTTTGCGCGGCAAGAAAAGAAACGCCTCTTTAACGACACGCTTTTCATCTGCGTCAAGGTTGTCAAAGATGGGCCGCACAATTTTTTCAAGCTGCCAATCATCCAAGGCCAACGGCTGCCCGGCAAGCTCACCCTTGAGATGCTGGAGGAAAGTACGAGTGAACAGCTCGAATCGCTGTGACGGAAGCATTACCTGAGAAGATCGTTGGCCGCTTTTTCTTCCCGAGAGATGGGAACATCGGGATCAACAGACCCCTGCCCCCTGGCGTTGGCCCTGGATCGAGGATTCAGGTAGAGCGTCCCAAGGCTTGTGTTGAGCGAGGACTCAGCCGCGCGCAACTCGATAAGGATGGGGTGAGGCTTCAGCCCGGCTTTCTCAGTTTCGATGAACAGGCCGCCTGAAGCCTTGAGCTCGTTGGCCATGGCCCGGCAAAAACGAACATGCGCCAACCGCTGAGACGCCAGCACCAGGGCGGGAAGATCAACCAACTCCGCAAAAGCATGGCGTTGAACCTTGTCCAAAAGATAGCGGTAGGCAGCTTTTTCTTCGGCCGTCGAAAGATCGGCAGGTGGCCGAGCGGGCAGCGGCGCCCCATCACACTTCAGACGAGAATTAAGGTGGCGCTCCACTTATTTTTCCCATTTTAACGCCGTTTGCCTATCTTGCCCCAAAACTACC